AACCTCGCAGGCGAGCACTACCAGATACAGGGCATGCAGATCATGCAATCCGCCAACGGCCTGACCGGCGATGCCTTCGACTTCAACAAGGCGTTGGGTGCAGCCGGTGGCGCGACGGGTGTCAAGCACGCCTTCGATCCGACCGACAACGACGTGCTGAAGATCGTGGACATCGGCTTCGTCCAGACCACCTCTGGAACGCAGACGGCGAACCTCGACTTCGCATTCAACATCGCTGACGGCGATCTCGATCTGTTGGGTGTGCAGCACATCACTGCGCAGCTTTCGACCGGCTTCATCGTCTGAGGCTGAAGTAAGAGGCCGCAGGGAGCGTGATCTCCCTGCGGCTTTTTTACAGGAGTAACTGAAATGAAACGAGACAGAATGAGAGACCGAGACAGCATCGCGTGGAACGTCACGCAGATCAGGACGATGATGAACGAGTTCGAGGGCAAGTACCTGCCGACCTACATGGTCGGTGCCATCGAAGGATACTGCAACAACATCGAGCGCATCGCGAAGCCCAAGCCGCCGGCAGACATCCACCTGATACGCGCGGACGGCAAGAAGTGAGACTCAGCGAGGAGATGGACAAGCACTGGTTCAAGCTGCCGCTGGCGTTGCGCAAGCGATGGTGGGAAGAGACCGACTACGGCAAGAAAGAACCGAGCGAGGAATTGAAGCGGGTTATAGACGAGGCCATCAAGGAGCGCGGCGGCAATGGATGAGCATCTCGACGGACTGTCGGACCTTGTGCACAACATCCTTAAGCGCCTGAAGATGGGCGAGACCGGCGCGATCACCTGCACTAAGGACTACCCGCCGGAAGAAGTGCAGTTGTACGTCACGGCCTACGCGTTTCACAAGAACAAGTGGTTCGAGGTGCGCTACGACAAGGCGAGCAATGTCGTCTATGCCAAGCGCGCCGAGATACCCGACTGGGTAGTCCCAGACGAAGTCGACCACGAAGAGGAATTGTGATGCTGGACTCATCGAAGATGACCCACGAGGAATATCAGGAATACATGGATCAGCTTTCGCTGCGCGTCAGCAAGGCGATGGAGGGCGCGCGGCTCGAAGATGCGATCAGCGCCTGCGCGGCGTGCGCCGGCTTCGGGCTGGTGCAGCTTCCGGCGGATCAGCGCGACAAGATGCGCGAGCACATGGCACGGATCATCGACAAGATCATCGAGAAGGCACCGCCGAGGAAACAATGACCGATCTGGAGAAACTACTGCGCGACAAACAAGACGAACTGCGTGGCCGGCCACTGGACTGGATCGACGTCGCGAATGAGCGACTGGACCGCATCGAATGGACGGACATGATGGTCGTGCTGGCGTCGGCTGCGATGCTGATCTGGCTGTGGATGATCTGGATGGGTGTCGAATGAGCGTGCTGCGGATGTGGACGGTCTACAAGCACCCGAGCGATTATCCGAACGACTATGTGGCGCGGCTGTTCGAGGTTGACGCCAGCGGACCGCGCGCCACCGCCAGCGTTGTCATCGCGCCGTCGCTGGAATTCTTGCGCGAGCAAATGATGGACATGAGGCTGGTCTGCCTGCCGCGCGACGAGAACGACGACCCGGTGATCGTGGAGACGTGGCTATGAAAAAGTTCACGCCGCTGACGCTGCAAGCGAACAGGATCAGGACGGGTCAATACGGCAGCGATGAGTCGTTTGGTTTGGCTGGAGCGTTCCGACTACTCGCACCGGGCGGTGCGCTGATGCTCGCCCTGTCAAGCGGACCGGGCGGCCTCGGGAACGATACGGGATGGGAGCATGTGTCCGCATCCTGCGAGCAACGATGCCCGACTTGGGAGGAGATGTGTTTCGTCAAGGACCTTTTCTGGAATGAGGAAGAGCTCGTCGTGCAGTACCATCCGCCGAAGAGCGAGTACGTCAATTTCCATCCGTATGTGCTTCATCTTTGGCGACCGATCACGATGGTGATCCCGTTGCCGCCGATGCTGTTGGTTGGACCGAAGGAAGGCAGCAAATGATGACCGCCAAGCAACGCTACTGGCACGCCGTGCGCGAGGCTCGGCTGATGGCCGAAGCCAACCTCGTGCTGTTCATGGCCGGCAAGATCGACATCCTGCCGTGCTCGGGCGACATCGAGCGCGAACTGATCATCGCCGAGATCGAGAAGGCGATGCAGGGCAAATGACCGATCTATCGATCCACCTGCGCACCACCTGTCCGTTCTGTGGCGAGCACCACGACCGGATCACGCACGCTACCAAGGATGACGCCGCCCCGAAGAATGGCGATGCCTCGATGTGCTTCGCCTGCGGCGCGTTCAATATCGTGGACAGCACCACCGACGAAGGGATGCGCAAGCCAACCCGTAGAGAACAGCGAGAGCTAGACGCCGACCGGCGAATCAGGGATGTGCGCCGGGCGTGGCAACAGGTAAAAGCCAAGCAACCGCATTAACTTGGGTGACCGTTGTGCGCCTGATCTGCGAGACCTGCCGGCGACACTGGACCCTGCCCCCGGGCGGCAAGCGGCGGTCGTCCTGCCCGCGATGCCGGCGCGAGCACTTCTCCACCGCCGCCCGGCACCGGGAGCGCCTGCACCAGATCGCCAGAGAAGCCCAGAGAGAGGCCATCCACCCGCCCCGCCCATTCTCAGCGGCGGAGCTCGAAAGGCTTACCAGTGAGGCGGATTCCAAGGCGGCGCGGGTTCTTGAACTAGCCCTGACCATCGCCGCCGGGTTCAAGCCCGGTGGAACCTGATATCTCTCCACGTGGCCGATCAATTGCCCCGGGCGGCAGACATGAAGGCCACGGCGAGGCCGCCCATGGCGGTGCCGATAAAGAACGCGATGAGCACGGGCAGCCAGCATTCCAGCATGGTTATCCCCAGAGCGCCTGCGCCAACACGGCGATCAGCACGACCACCACCACGGCGATCACGACCAACACCATGTCCTCCGTGGTCACTTGTGCAGCGGCGCGCCGAACACCTGCCAACCCAGCAAGACGAACAGCACGAACAGCAACACGATGTTGCCGCCGGCCCACAGCCCACCGACGACACCGAAGTGCAACAGCGCGCCGAACACGAACCAGATCAACATCAGAATCCAATAACAGAGACCGAGCGTCATGACATTGCTCCTTCCATTTCAGCGGAGTCCTCGCTGAGCAAGTGTTGAACTTCCAACAGCATCTTGTTGGCGTCGGGACGTATCTCGACCTCCTGCCGGTTGATCGGTCCCCAGTGCTGGCGCAGGTAGCGCAAGCCGACGCCGGTCACGAAGCAATGGAAGGCCGGCGCATACTTCGACAGGAATTGAAACTTGGCACCGTCGCCCGATCCGAAGTTGCCGAGATCGTCCTTGTCCAGCTTCACGCCGTTCTGAAACGTCGGCAGGAAGCCGTTCGGGTTGGCCCAGTATTCCTGCAACAGCGGCGGGATCGATGACGAGCATGAGCGGATATTCCACGACGTCTGGTACATCGAGGCCTCCGCCGTGTCAGCGGATACGTTGTCCGCTGACATATCGCGGCCCTCGCAGTAGCGCCCGCTCGACTCGCGCGCACCGAGCCCGAGCAACAGCACGAACAGGTGCCGCAGCGTGTCGATGCCGTCGACCGAGTTGTCCATGCCGTGCGCCGCGAACTCGTCACGATACCACGTCAGCGCGTCCTTCTCGGCAAGGTTACGGTCCGCCTGCGCGGCGGTCACCGCAATCGGATGGCCCTGCATCAGCCGCGTCGCGGCGAGGCCGAAGCACTGCGCGATGCCGCAGGTGTAGCCGACCGGCAGCTTGCCGCGATCCTTCCACGAATACTTGGCGATGGCCGACTTCTCGGCGATGTCGGCGATCCGCCGCGCCTGATCCGCCGGCATGCGGTCGTTGCCCGAGGCCTTGGCGTCCGCGAGGTAGTCGAGCGCCTTCCACGTCTTTGGCCCGACGATGCCGTCAGCGGTGACGCCTTCACCGTAGGCTGCCTGATAGCCGCGCACCGCACCGTCAGTGATCGGCCCGAAGTCACCATCGGCAGGGAATACGCCGAGCAAGGTCTGCACCTCCACGACATAGTCGCCATTGTCGCCGAGCCCGATGGTCGGACGTCCCGGCTCTTCCTCCGGAATCTCTGGAGGTGTCGTCGGCGGCGCTTCCACATCCGGCGGCTCGGTCTCGATACTCTTGCCGGCCAACGCGGAAGCGAGCTCGCTGCACACGTCGGCGAACTGGTCCTCGTAGACCTCCGAGTCGCGCGAGCTATCCACGAACACCACCTCGACCAGCACGGCCTTCTCATCCGTCGAGTTGAGGAAGAACAGGTTGTCGCGATACTTCGGTCCGCGATTCGGCAAGCCAGTGGCCCGCGCGACGCCGTCCGCAACCTTCTTCGCCAAGTCCTTCTGCGTCAGGTACAGGCACTCGGTGCCCATCGCAGCGCTGGTGGTTTGGTACGCGTTGAAGTGGATCGAGACGTCGAGCGTCCGCGAACGACCGTTGTGCCAGTTGACGATGCGGTTGAGATTCTCATCCTGTGAATGCGAGAGATCGTCGTGATAGGTCGCCACGTCGACGCCGGCCCCGCGCATCAGCCGCGCCACCTCCTCGACCACGCGCCGCGCTTCGTTCACTTCGTCCAGATAACCGGACGCGCCACGGATGTATTTGCCGTGGCCTGAGCTCATGCAGATCGAAACCATGATGTTCTCCCTTAGAACGAGATCGGCGGCGAGACCGGTTGCGCCCGCCTGATCGCTTCCAACTCTTCGGCAGTGTACGACTGCGGTCCGGAGATCGGCGGCGTCACTGGCGTCGGGTCGATATAGTTCGGCGCGTTTGGATCGGTGGTCTGGAAGTTGTCGCCCGAGATCGGCGGCGATGGCGCACCCGGTTCACCGGCTGCCGGCGGTGGTGCCGGCGGCGCTGGCGTATCGCCCGGCCCCGGGTCTTGCTCCCAAGCGAAACCGCCGGCCTTTGGTGACGGGTCGGTCACCTTGGCGCGCGTGGTGAAGCCGACGCCGCGCGTGTAGTTGTGCTCGACCTCGCTCATCACATACTGGCCATCGATGCCGGGACGTGCGCCGTCGATGTAGACGAAGCCGCCGGCCTGCGCGCGCGGTTCGCCATTGAGCAACACCCATCCGATGCCACGCTTGGACGAGGTGTCATCGCCCGTGCCCTTGTTGGTTTGCTCAGCTTGGCCTTTGTCGACAACCGAGTTGACCGCGTGCGCGATGGCGTTGGTGCCGCCGTGCGGCGTACCGCCTTTGATCCCGCCCTTGATGGTCTCCCATGCACCCTTGTTGATGTTGAAGAACCGCGACGCTGCCTCGCCATACTGCGGACGTCCGACGTAGGGCTTGATGCGCCAGCCGATCAGGTTGATGCCCCAGATCGCTTCGATCACCGGCATCGGCGTGCCATCGGCAGCGACACCCTCGCGCCTGCCAACCATCACCGCCTTGTTCTTCATGATCTTGAAGATGCCGCCGTTCTCCGCCGCCATGCGCCTGCCGAAGTTCTGCGCGCTGTCGTTGATGCTCCAGTAGTCGCGCGAAATCTTCTCCATCGATGGCGACATCACGACCTGCATCCCGGCCATGCCGAACACCTTGGTCATCATGTCCTTGAGCGGAATCTGTCCGCTGCCGGGAGCGCCGCCGCCACCGACACCACTGGCACCCTCGCCGCCACCAACACCGCTTTCCTCGTCACTCTCCTTGCCGGCCCCGAGATAATCCTTCTGCGTCTCTTTCGCGTTGCCCTTGTCGTTGTGGCCCTTGGCCTCGATCCACATCCGCCGACCGCCACCGCGCCGGCCAAAGCCCGACTCGACGTTGGTCACGTAGCCGTCAAACACCAGACGCAAACCCGGTCCGCCGAACTTCGCCTCTTGTTCGATCTGTTGCGGTGTCATTTCGAGCACGTTGCCAGCCGGCGTTGTGAAACCCATCTGACCGCGACCGGAATCGAACAGGCGCGGACCTTCGTCGGCCCATCCCATCGCCACCTGCAACTCGGCATCGTCGGGCGGAATCTGGAGCTCGCCATAGCGGTCATCGAGCTCGATGTGAC